GAAGAGTCCATTTTCAAAAGTCTCCATACTGTTTTAGAATCCAAGGTTGTTTCTCTTGAAGATCAATCTGCTGGTAATATTGATGGAGCTTTACGCGAATGGTGGCAACACGGCAAAAAAGTCTACGAATTACGTAGAGAACAAATGAAAGAAGTTGCATTTAAATGCGGAATGACCAATTCTTGCAGTATGTTAACTGAATCTTATGAAGACCGTTTGAAACACTTTCAAGTTCGTTATCTAGGTCATGAACCCGACAAGATTGATGAAGTATCTGATGAAGATACATTTATCTCTGTTGTAGGTGACGAGTGGGATTTCTCAGAATAAATCCCTTCCGCCTTGGAGAGGCGTAAAATCTATCCACTCCGGAACTATTCGTAGTATAAGTTTAAAATAGTTGTGTATATATGGATACTACATATTTTTTAATTTATATGTTTATATAATATATGGAAGCTTTGTACATATAGACATCCTACTCTTAGGATACCGGTTTTTACTGGTGGTTTCGTCAGCCAACAAAACATGTTGCACACATGAGCAGAAGGTACTGCCGTGATGTGTATGTAAATAAAATTTGCCTACCTCAAACAATAATTACAATAAAAATAGTCTTGGAACTGACTCAAATAGTTCTTCTATCGGTGCTTATAGTGTCTCAAAAGCATCTGATAGCATATCAACGCAAAATGTACATTTTGTCGATGGAGACACACCATGGTCTTACGACATTTCATCATCACCAGATGTCACAACTAAGCTCTCAGGATTCTCTGACGCAGAGCTCGGTTCCTTCCTCAGTCGTCCTCTTAAAATCAAAGAATACACTTGGACTCCGGAGAGTACTCGCCTGTATGAGACATTTAATCCGTGGACTGAGTTTTTTACCAATATAGATGTTATGGAAAAGATTAATCGTTTTAGAAATTTACGCTGTAATTTGCGTATGAAAATAATATTGAACGGAAATTCTTTCTATTATGGTCGTGCTTTAGTTTCGTATAACCCTTATTTAACTAACGATTCTGTAACACTGAATCGTGCGTTCTTTGCACAAGATCTTGTTGGTGCTTCTCAAAAACCACATTTTATGCTTGATCCTACCACTTCGCAAGGTGGCGAAATGTTACTGCCTTTTATTTGGCCAGAAAATTTTGTCTCTATTACTTCAGTGGATTGGCATGCAGAATTGGGAAGAGTCACTATTCATGATTTTGATACCCTTCACCATGCTAATCGTGGTACTGATCCTGTTACTGTTTCGGTGTTTATTTGGGCAGAAGATGTAACTCTTTCTGTTCCAACTACTAAAACAGTTGATGGATTGGCACAGGGTGTCGCACAATCTGGTATTGCTGATAGGAAGTTAGATCAGTTTGGTTTTCCCACTTATGAAGAGCAAGCTGGCAATATGAAAAAGATGGGTGCATCTAGAAAAGTCAATAACACTTCTTCTAATGATGAATTCACTAAGGATGGCCTTATTAGTAAACCGGCTTCTGCCATTGCCAGTGCAGCTAGCATACTTTCACAAATCCCAGTTATTGCTCCTTACGCAAAAGCAACTTCTATGATTGCTTCACGTATTGGGCAAGTTGCTAAAGTATTTGGATATTCCAGACCTCAGGTTTTGGAAGATATTCGTCCTTATACACCACGTTATATGGGTAATTTATGTAATACAGACACTCCTGAGACACTTGTAAAATTGTCTCTTGATTCTAAGAATGAATTATCTATTGATACCCGAGTTATGGGTTTAGGTGGAGAAGATGAACTTGCTATTAGTGCTATTGCACAAAGACCAAGTTTTTGGAAACAATTTCCTTGGC